AGGCGAACTCGCTGTCTCCACTACCGCCTTAGCTCGCGAAGCAGAATTCAAAAAAGGAATGGACGAAGCTCAGGTCACTGGATCCGCTAGTTCCTATGCTCGCAAGTACGCACTCAATGGTCTATTCGCCATTGACGATACGAAAGATCCGGACGCTACAAATACGCACGGGAAGTCCCCGTCACAATCACCAGATCATGCTGGATTTTAACTTTCTTAGTAAACAATAACCAATAATATTATGACGCAATACAAACCGAACACTGGCCTTCTCGGCGTGAATGATCGTAAAGAGAAGGATACGCATCCGGATGTCACTGGCAAAATTTTTGTCAGCAAACCCGGATTTTATTACCTGAAGGGTTGGAAGAAAACCAGCCGTGACGGGCGAAAACTAATGTCACTCGCAGCGGATTACGCTGATGATGACAAGCAGAAGGAGGAGTCAAGTAAGTACGAGGCTTCATCCCTTCCGGCACCGAACAAACCCACTGTAGCTGTATCTGACGAGGCACCATTCTAATGTCTAAATACGACAAGGATTGGTGGGAGGAGTTCCGTTTGCAAGAGGCTCAGACTATATTGAACCTTACTGCTGATAAGAACTCGGACTATACCGGCGGCAAGACCTGCGATAATCCATTCGCTAACTTTGATGCCACTGCCGATTTCGGAGTCCACCCACTGACTGGTGTCTGCATCAGGATGCAGGACAAGTTCCAAAGAGCTAAAGCTTTTTGTTCTGACGGGAGTCTTTCTCATACCGAAAAAGGCGACCAAGTTCGTGACATCTTTCGGGACCTAATTGGTTACTCTTTGATAGCCATAGGGATGCTCGAGAGGGATCAGGATTGACCCCGGATGGTTTACAATGCTTGGCCCTTTTGCAATTCGGCAGAGGGGCCAAGTTATTTTTATCTATGAATCAAACGAACCCAACACACATGAGCGAATACACCAAACAAGCCACTGAATTATCAATTAATCTGCATAAATCCATCGACACGATGCGATTGCCAGCGGAAACAAAAATAAAACTTGATGCCTTGGGGCAGTGTCTGCGTTCTTTATTGGAAACAATTGAGAATGAACCAGACAACGCCACCGCATAATCAAGAGGCCGAGGAACGCTTAATAGCTTCCTGCCTTTTGCCTGGGGACTCCTCCGTCCTCGATGACGTATCGAATATCATCCGCGAGCAGGACTTTTATACCGCTCGAGGAAGGTTTCTTTTTTCTGCTATCCGGGATCTTGCCGATGCCGGAAAGCCCCTTGATGAGGTACACCTTTACGAGGCCCTGAAAGGGTCCAGAACGCTCGATGAAATCGGCGGAGTAGTAGGACTCCATTCCATTATGGACGGGGCTTCTACGGCCTCCCAGGCAAAGCATTACGCTAATCTTATCGCGGAGAAGTCAAAGCTTCGTCAACTGATTCGTCATTGCCGTATCGCTCTTGAGCAAGCTGAGGATGAATCCGAGTTCCAAAGCATTCGTGCCGAACTAGAAAACAATGTCCTCGATATTGATTCCGTGAATGATTCCGGCTTCGGTGTCAGCAGTACAATGGATGAGATTCTTGTGGACGTTGACCGCATGGTTGCCGGGGACTACGTCCCGCAAGTAGTCAAAACGAATGTTGGCCGATTGGATGAATTCCTTGGCAACAAGGGTATCGCCGCCGGCGAGGTTCTGACCCTAGCGGCACCGACCTCCTGCGGCAAGTCCGCTTTAGCTCTGTACATCTCCGCCAAGACAATGACCGAGCAGGAGACACCCATTGCTTACTTCTCGTTCGAGATGCCCCAAAAACAACTGATGAAACGTATGGTGCAGTCCTTATCCGGAGTGAACCAACAGCGCATACAGCAACGCATAGCTACCCCTGAAGAAATAGAACGGTACCGGGAATGCACCGAGAAAGCCAGGGGCTTGCCCTTGAGTACAGTTCATTCCGTACATAGCGTAGAGGACCTAGCCAGTAAAGCAAGGTACCTTGTCCGCAAGAAGGGCGTAAATCTAGTGGTTATTGATTACCTGCAACTCGTAGGTTTCAATGCTCGGGACATGAGTAAAGCCGAGGGTATTGCTCACATCAGTCACAAGATCAAGCAGATGGCATTGGATCTAAATATTTCAGTCATCCTGCTCGCTCAAGTGAACCGTGAAGGTGCCAAGAGGGAAACGGGCCTAAGTCTGTATGACCTCAAGGACTCCGGGGATATTGAGAATGATGCAGATATAGTAATGCTTATGTGGCCGCATCAAGGTGACGTTGAGTCCAGCAAGGATAGCGACTACCGCGGACCCTATACGGGTCTTTCATACAAACTAGCCAAGAACCGCGAAGGTGAGCGGGATATTGGTGACTATTTAAAATTTTATCACTGCACGGGGAGATTTATATAATGACGGAAATCAATGACGAATTATTTTTTAATGACAAGGCGGACCAAAGTAAGTTCTTGGACTGGGCCTACGAAAGAATCAAACAAGAGGTCCAAGAGATCGAAAACATGGAGAAGCAATTCGGCACCGCCGAATGGTACATCGCTTCTCAACGCAAGGGCCGTCCTGCCCGCGTAAGCGGTGAGGAAAAACTGCGTCTTGTAAATGAAATTGACAAATACAGGAACTCGGGGTACACATACAAAATCGCTTGTGAATGCGCCGGTGTACCACAAGGAACGTATTCAAAATGGAGAAACGATTTAGGGTTAGGCAAATATATTAAAGGGGATGTAAGGGTATCGACCTGATTTAGGTCAGGCACGGCAGTTCGATTCTGCCCATCTCCACCATTTGGTAAACCGTGAGTGCTAGGCTGGGTTTTTTTTACATTTTTACCTTATTACTATCTCCGCCGGAAGGTAGGCCAACCACGGATCCGGCAATCTTTATCATCAACCACAAATGACTCAAGCAATGGACGACAAAATAGATAGCGCAGAACGCATACAGACTCAGATTGAAATGATCCGTTCGGAATCCCGGATACTTTCGTACAGGATCGAACGCATGGAGCAGGAACGAAAACGCTTACAGGACGAAAAGCGTAGACTCAAGGACCTTCTGTGTACCCATGCTGTATAATACTTTCGAGGTAGGGGTTGTGTGTCCCCATTGAGGACCTCGGTTTGGTGGTAGCCTCACTCCTTTGACTAGGAGTGGGGCTTTTTCTTAGAAGGCACCTGGCGGTATGAACAATGGTGCTTCGCCCTCACGTTGCCGTCTCTTGAATTCTTTGAACTCACGCTCCTGGGAGAAACCAAATATGCGATTCAGTACATCGGACAATGGAGCAAGGGTCACTAACTTGCTGTCAGTAATCGCCTTTTCCCCGGACAGGACTCTTTGCAATTCGGCTGTATTATCGACACCCTGCTGGATCGCAACTGGCGTAACGAAATCAAATACCGCTTGGCCAATACCTTCTTTCCGAGCAACGTACGCTTGGTAACGACTGATGCCGAAGACCCGGCCAATGCCATTGAAGATATAGTCCGACAGATAACCGGACCGGCCAGCGAGGAAGTCCTTCAGCGCATCAGCGGGCATACCCACAAGCATCATGAAGAACATGAGTTTCGATAAGTCCGCCGCGCCTCTCAGCCTTTGGGCCGGAGTTTTATCCGCACCGAACATTTCAACAAGCATCCGGTCCTTTACGAATGTAAGCTGCTTAATCATAAATGATTTCATAGTGTACAGCATACGAAGGTTCGGGTTCTGGGCTACGGCTAATGGCATCTCCAGTATATTGACTGGCTGAGTTTCTAAAAGTTTTCTTAGTAGGACCTCACGCACAAGTGGGTTGTTGCGATCCCCGTCAGCAAAAGCTGCAATAGCGGCATCCGCATCATTACCCAGCAAGAAGTCCAGTTCTGTTTTGAGTCTCTTGGATTGCCCGGTATTCCGATTCTTCAGGTACCTACGAGCTTGACTCCGTATCCGGCGGTAGTTCGCATTGAGGTTCGTCTCCTTCATTAGCTGATCGAGCCGAGCAAATCCAGTAGCACGGAGTCCAATACGAAGAGCGTCATTCAATACCTTTGTCTCATTCCGGAACTCGGCTGATATATCCTCGTTACTTATACCTACATCCTCAAGACGGAACGTCTTGCCCCCTACCATACTGCCAACTGTACGGAAGAAACCATTCTCGAACATCTGGAACGGGAGGTCGAATATCTGCGAGATTGTAGAAGTTGGCTCAACCAGCAGAGTAAAGTAACTGAATGTACGCAATGCACCCAAAGCAGGATTCTCCTTCATCATTGGGTTCAGGATCATCTTAGTGAAGTCCGGCAATGATTGGAACGCCTGAGTCTCATCGATCTCTCCGCGCTGTAGTAAGTCCTGTATCAAAAGACCTAGTTCACCGGGGCGTTCTTCCTTCGGGAATAAAATTATGTCACTACCATCAACCTCGTATCGTTTACCAATGAATCGTTTGGTTTCAGTAGCAGTAACCATAGCTTGGATATAGGACTCAATGGCCTCGCCCGGATCCGCATAGAAATCAATGTCCTCGTCCCGGATGAACTCATAGGTTCTTTGGTTCAGGTTCCTTGGCGTAATGCCGGACTGAGTATATCCACCGGAGCGTAGATACTTCTCGAACTCAAGTGCTTCCTCGGTGGAGCCGCGTTCGATCAATGGTTTCTTTTTGCTGGTGTCCTGTTCGCGGCCTCGTTCAAAGTTGATTCGATCAATATAAGAACGGAAGTCCTCGGCAACAGGTTGGCCCAGTGATTCTCGTAGTCCATCGAGATCCTTTACGCGACGCGGGAAGTAGTCCGATAATTCACCTACCTCAATGCCCTGCGCTTGAGCGTTTGAACGAATCCTAGCAAGGACCGGTACAATGTACAGGCTGTAATCATTCAGCATATTGTACTTAGCAAGCAGTTGGTCACGTTCCCGGAGCAACGCTTCCGGATCTATACCTTGCTGCTGCATGATGTCCGTGCGTTCCGTTACGGATGGACTATAGTAAAGCAATTGCTTGAGTCGCTTCTTGTCCTTCTGATTCTGGATGCCGTTGAACTTCTGGATAAATGGACGAACCGTCTTCAGGCTCTTCAGCACGGAGTCACCCATGCGGTCAAAGTACTGCTGGAAAAGTCTAGTGAACTCCGGATGTATCTTGGACAGGACCGAACTAGCTGTGAAGAAGTATTTATCGAAAGCATTCACTGCTTTCTTTTTACTTGGTGCCTTGTCCGCGTTCACAATTACATCAGTGTCCACGGTGCCGTCCGCCTTCTTCCGTGCTTGCTGGGCAATAGCCTGATTAGTTATGCGAGCCGTAGGATCCGACTTCAGAACTAGGTCAACGGAGTCCCGGATAACAGCGGCAGCCTCAGTGTTTGTTTCAATGTCCTTGCCTAACGTGCGAGCAAGGTAAGTTTGTACCGCCTTGAATAGCTTT